GCTCAAGATCGGTCGCCACGATCCGCTCACCGTCCACGTATTTCTGCGACACGCCTTTAACAACCGCGTCAATGGCAATGGGTTCCGCGTCATTCGTCGGCAATTCCCACTCATTCGCGGCGGGCGTTGTGGTGATCTCGATCTTGCTTAGCCCGCCTTGGTCAAACTCGGCCAGAACCTCGCCCGCGATTGCCTGCAATTCCTCGTAGAAACTCATACCGCCGCGATGCCCCACGTTTGCCGGGTTTCTACAAGGCCCATGTCCTCAAGCGCACCCACCTTAAGAAACGGCTGTAGCAGACGCATAGCATCGCTGACAACGGTTTTTCCAGCGTCTGCCCGCGCTTCCTCGGGGGGTTGGTATTCCACTTCAATCGTATCGATCTTGACCCGCTTACGAGCGCCCGTGATCGTGCCAGCCGGTGACAGTGCGCCGATGTTTTGATGTTCCGTCCGGGCTAGCATGTGTAGTGCGTGCTCGACCTGCCACGGAACGCCATCGTAACCCTCGCGTGGGAAGGGCACGGTTTGCGCTAACCCAAACAGCGGTTTCGTTTTCCACGGGAATGCCATAGCGGCTGCATTGACGCGGCGCAATGTAGCCTCTTTCGCCGCCTCACTGGCGGTCAGGTTGCTGCCATAATATTTAAGCGCAAACGCCTCGCACTTAGCCACAGACACTTGTGCCTCAGCAGTCGTGGGGTTTGTGCCGTCATATACTTCAAGGGCCATGTAGTGCGCTCCGATCAGGTTTGTGGTCAGTATAGCAGAAAAGGGCTTGACGCGGCAAAGGGGGTTGGGGTAGGGTGTGCCTTATGAGTGAACACCTAGCCCTATTCCTCGAAACCCTAGGGATGCACCCTGACTTCATGGGCGTCCCTTGGAAACCGGAACACGAGGGCGATGAGTGCCCGTTTTAATTTTGCGCCCGACACGACACCCGCGCTAGACTAAATATGCAAGCGCAGTGAAAGGCAGGTGATCCCTATCTCGGGAAAAGCGTCCTTCGGGGCGCTTTTTCTGTTGACGCCCTACGTCGCAGCGTGTAGAAAGGTATCAACAGAAGCGAAGGAGATAGAAGATGACGTTTGAAGTAACACTCAGCACCGCAATGAACCGCAGCCTTAAGGGTGGGCGGGTTATTGACTTCGGGGAAATTCAGGCCCCCGACTGCGCAACCGCCGTTGATCATGCGAAGGAAACCGCGCAGCTCCGCACTGGTGAGTATGTTACCGGATGTATGACTAGGCGTATCGCCTAAACAAAAAAAGCCCCCGCCACTACAGCGGGGGCCTATCTCTTAACCTAGCGTCGGTTTAGGTCAGCGTGCCTTTACGCAGAACGCCGGGTCGCTGGCAGATATACAGCGGGTAGCTATACTGCTCGTTGCGGATAAACGCATCACGGCCCGAAGGGTCGCGCAGGTTCATCGAGTAGATGTTCTGGCCCGGTGCGCCCACGTAAGGCATAAACTCGTCAGCCGGTGCCATGACGTGCTTGAACATCTCAGTCGCGCCGACCGGGAAGAACTTGGCCTCCGCATCGGCAATTGCAACGTCCGAACCATCATCGGTTCCGCGGTAGTTGTGGAACGTGATCCCGCCGAAGGTGAACGCGCCGAAAGCAGTACCGTCGCGCAGGTCAGCAGCAGCCGAATAGTTCAGGTAGGTATCGCGGACGCTCGGGTGATTGATAAGCTCGTCATAGAACGTATCACCGACCAAGGCGTGAACCGTGGTGCCGGAAGTGAAGGCACCGCGTGCCGACCGCGCCATTGCCCGGACAACCTGATTACAGATCGTGCGAACATCGGTGCCATCTACGTCAAGCTCAAACGAAACGGCGGTTTCGTCGGTTTCGTCAAACTCGGTGAAGTAGTCGTAGATGGTCGATCCGTCCGCGTCCAGCAGTTTGCCTTGAATTGCGCCAAGGCGGTGCAGTTCGTGGGTCAGTTCCATGTCATCCCGGACCCGCTGCATACGGCGGTTGTATTCCTGCATCACAACGGTGGTTTCGTTCTCGGTGCCGAACGCACGCCAGTTGGCGATCTCGTCGGCATAGACGGTCTCACCTTTTGCAAGGCGAACAGTCTTGAGCGCAACCGCCGAACGGTCATCGCGGGACAGTTCCGCAGGGGCTTCCCCGCGTGCGCTGGTCTGGATGAGGTTCATGCCGCCGTCGCGACGGTCAACAAAGACCGTGCGCTGCCGAACCGGCTCAGCTTCAAAGATACCCAACTCTCCCAAGAGTTGGGGTTTGTAGTCCATCTTATTGACCGCACCGCTCAGCGACGTGAGCGAAAACGCGTCAGTTTCAAAGGCGTTCATAGTAGCCATATTTTATATCCTATCTTATCGAGCGACAATGCCAAGAGCGGCAAGCGCGGCGATCACTTCGGCGTCGGTGCCATCAGCGGTCAGCGCGGCGAGTTCAACCTCTGCATCGCGGGTAATTACGGTCTTAGTCGCGGTTTCAAGCGCATCAACCTTTTCGTAAAGGATGCCAGCGGCAACCTCAGAACCGTCGCTTGCATCGCCATCAAACGGCACGGCGGCACTGGAAACGATTGCATAGACTTGGCCAGCGGGGATTTCCGCGTCTGCCCAGTCGGTGTCGCTGTCAAATTCTTGCGTCGAACGCGAACGGTAGCCATTCGCTTCGGACACGACAAATTCAGCCGTGCGCTTGTAGTCGGTTACAGGTGCCATTACTTAGCGTCCTTCTTATTGATAATTTCACCCCAAGGATCATCTTCCTTGGCTTTCGCATCACCCAAGGCTTTGCGCATTTTGTCATCGGCGGGCTTGACGGTAGCAAAGTCAAAGATACCCTTGATCTCTGCGTCAGTCACGGTTTCAGCCGCAGCCTCGTCGCCATGGATAGCCTTTACAACGTCCCGGCGGATATTCTCAACAGTCTTGCCGGTTGCGTCGTAGTCCGCCACCATATCGCGCGCCTTGTCGATCACCGCAACGCGGGCTTGGACAAGCGCGTCAATTGCGGCAGCGTCCAGAACCTTTGCGGCGGTATCGGCACACTCGGCTTTCAGCTTGCCGATTTCTTCATCCTTAGCGTCAATCGCGGCCTTGTGATCCGCAATCAGTTGGGTAATGGTATCAGCGTCGTCAGCCGCAACTTGCACGGCCTTGTCACCTACCACCACAGTCTTTAGATCAGCCATTTCAGACTCCTTCGTGGTTAGCGGGGCCGCGCCCCAGTTTTCCGCAGTGTCGCCAATGCGGGCTTGCGATCCGGCGCGGGCTTTATCCACCAGCGCCAAATGATTAATTCGAATGTTCCGTTGAATGGCGTCGTATTGCTCGCCACTTTCAGTTACACCGTCCACCACTTCAATTTCAGCAGTATAACCGGCACTCAACTCAACCTTGCCGGAATTGACAGCATCAATTGCCGCCTTATCCTTCAGCATCAATGGAAGCGCGACCCATTCACCGTCTTTCATCGCAGCGGTGGAAACTTCACCCGCCGCGTATTCTTTCCAATTCTCACTATCGACCAGAACAGGCGGATGATTGATTGTCACCGTTGCATGGGAAAAGGACTGAAGGCTGTCGGCGCTGAATACCTCGTCAGCAGGGCGATAAACCCGCACAATGTCGCGATCAATTAGACCTAATTCCGCGCCAGTATATTCTTGAATACCCGTGCGAACGGCCCGCGCAACTGTGCTAATATGCCCCTCTTGCGTGGTTTTTAGGTCGCCAATCGTGGCGCGATCTGTGAAATTGGTTTTCATATCTCACCTTCTATCATATCGTCTGGGTCATCCGCAAAGCCATCGCCATCCGGGTTGCCTTCCCGCCATTCATTCCAAGCAGCTTCAAGCCCCGGCATACCGCCCGTCTCAACCATGGTGTTGATGGAAGTCTCGGACAAAACATCCTCAGGCCACATTTGCGCATCTGAAATAGACTTAAATGCAGCGGCAAGTTTACTAATCCTATCCGCCTTATCGTTATCGCTTTCCTGCCAGAGACTATTCCAGTTGTAATGCACGTCAGCCGGGCGCGAACCTAACGCAGACCGAATTAGCACCTCGTCAAATAGCGCCATCGCAGGCTGTAGTTTGTTCTTTTGGATTTGTTCAATCTGGTCATAATCCATTGACAGATCACGGTTGCCATTACCGCCCATACCTTCTGCGCCGTATTTGAACGTATATGCTTTTGAATAGCCATACCCCGCGCAAACGTCCTCTTGCATTTTAGCAATAACGTCCGGCAAGGTGGCGAACGACATTTTCTTTTGGTCGTATTGCGTCTTATCCTCGCCCTCGCCGCCTTCCAGCATGAATAGGCCATAATTGCCCTTCATGTAGTTAGCGGATTGCGCGGCCTTTAGGAATGCGGCCTCTTCATCGGGGTCAGACAGAATGCGGTTAAGCCCCGGCACCGTCCACACATCAACCTTGGCCTCAAACGTCAATTGCGCGACGTTCCGAACCGTGGCGATGTATTGCGTCACACTATCCTTCACGTCCATCAGGACGCTATCGGCTTTCCGACCAAATACCAAATCATCAGGTCGCGACTTACCATAAAGCGTGATCATGCGCGACGGGTGAACACGCACTAGCCCTTGCGACGGGCTGCTAATCTCATAGTAAGACGGATAGCCATAACCCGGTTGCATTGGATCGTCTTGAATTAGTCCGTCAGACACTTCTCGCCGCGAAAGAACCGTAGCAAAACGCAAGGCACCACGCCGAACGCGGTTAAGGCTTAGAGGCTCAGCGGGATCATCGCCAATATCAAAATACAGGTGCGCGCGGCCATATAGTCTCGCTAGTCTAAACGTATCGGCAATTTTCGCTGATAACTGTAACTCATTTTCCACCGCCTCAATCCGGCTAATATCCGCAGCCTCAGCCTGCCACAAACGCCAATTGCGTGTTGAATCATCCGCAGGGCCGTCAACGATACGCTTCGGCAACCAGTGCGACCGATACATATCAATCCAAACCTTATCGGATTGCTCAGCCGGTGCAGACCACGAAAGCCCGGCCAGCTTATCGCGGCTAGGATCACCCAGCCCAGCGGCGAGGTTCATGAGGCCATCATTAAAGGCGGTATTTGTCATGTGTCAGACGGTAGCACAAAGGGGGTTGACTGCGCAAAATGTGTGATGTATGGTTCATGTAGGTTAGACGAAAGGAAACGAGATGACTGTTAAAGTA